AAGATTATTTAAATTCAAACATGGATGTTGAAAGACAAAAATATCCAAACACGTATGATACTAAACCATATCACATGTATTCTTTGTTTAGAAAAAAATATAAATTTTCACATCGAAATAATATAATGATGTTGCTTGGAACGGTTGTTAATCCAACAAGAGAAATAGAACAGGACTTTAAAGAAGGACGTTTTAAAATTTTAGATTGGACTGATGCATGTGAAACAGCCGAGTATATTTGTACTTTTAAAAATTACTTAGTTGATTATAAAAACAGGAACTTCGTTACTGCATTTTTATCTATTTATAATCATTGGCGTTTTAGTAAACGTACCTGGAATAAAAAGTTAGCACAAAATTCTAGGAAAATTGTTCACTGCACAAATGCTGCTGATTATAGAGAAGTTATTCTTGAAGTATATAACTGGGGATTACAGTCAGGTTCACGTCTTAAAATTAAAGAAGCGGCATGAGTATAGTATTACCTAATTTAACAGATAAAGAATTTAGTTCATATAACGATGTCAATCGAATGAGACGTATCATTGATGATTTTTTTAATAGAGTTATTCTTACAAAGAAAGCAACTAATAGAAGTGTTACATCAGGAGAATTAAAACATTTAATTGAGCATTGGGCAGGATTAAAAATGAATCATAAACAAGAACGAGTTTATGGCTACAGCAACACTTATATTTTAGAACCTTTCTTAGTTAAAGTTATGCATGAAAAAGGTATTGCTTTGATAGAATCAAATTTATCAGAATCTAATATACTTTTCTCTCGTTGTTTTGTTGGTATTTCAAAAAAATCTATTGAAAAACTGCAGTGTTTTAATCATCAAGCAACGCCTGATGATGATTTTAAAGTTAAACCTTTTTCTTGGCATGTAGGAGGTCCTATGTACAAGCATCATAGAGAAAGATTACATGAAATTGGCTATGATGATGTTTGGAAAGCTCATGACTGGAAAAAAATTTATTACGGTAAACACGTATGAAAATAGAAACTATTATGCCAAGGTTTAAGTCATACCAACCATTTAAACCAGAATGGAAGTATGAGAAGAAGTGTTGTAATGAATGTAACAAAGAGTACCTTACTGATAATATGATGGTTGTTAAAAGAGGTAGTTATATTTGTACTTGGTTTTGCATTAGATGTTACAATTTATTGCAAAAATTATAGGTATTCTATGCCTATGTGGGACGATACTGGCGAGTGTGTATATTTTCATATATTATTCGCCGTATCAAACTTTTATGCGTGATTGTGTAAGAGGTGAAATGGGTGATTTCAGTAATGAATACTGCACCTGGAAATACGACAAAGTAATGTTGTGTAAAAAGGAGAATGTATGTTTGATGTATGGCATCTTACAGCCATCGTAATTGTTTTTGCACTAGGATTCTTTTTTGGAAGATTATCCATGCGAGCTAAATACGAGGCAAAAGTAGAAGAATTAGAAAATAAAAAGGAGAGTATAGAATGGGCCGCAAGACACCACTGAAAGAAAAATTACTACGTGAGTATGTAAAAGTTTCAAAGACCGCGGTACGCGACCCACGGAACTGGAGAGAAGTTGCCGCCCGTATGCGATGGGAGCGCTTGAGAAAAATATTATGGAGGCGTTATGATTATATGCAGTCGATGTAAAGGAAACGGATATGTTAAAGTTAGATTCGAGGCAGAACAAGCCATTGAGCAGTGTAAGGTTTGTCACTCACAAGGGGAAATCAATGAAAATAAGTACTACCACCAAACCTGGACAGAAGGCACTGAAGATTCCCTCGCGGTGTACTATGGACCGCCCTTGGACCCCGAATCATTCAAAAACTACACGATTTCGGGAGAGTAAACCAGTTATAGAGTTTAAGGGCGAACCGCCCTTTTAAAATTTGAGGAAGGGCTTCCAGCGGCGCTACACACGCTGTGTTTAAAGCCTAAATTTAGACGAGGATGGTTCAGGTTTCCTCAAACTTGGTTTTTATTAATTTTTTGCCAAGGTATTATGACCTGTTAAATCATCAAAGTGTAAGGGGAGGATGCTACGCCTCCCCTATATTTAGTTGCATCAAATGTGATAATATACTATATCTGTTACTATGAGCTGCTTGTGAAGCGAAATGCCTAACTACGGCAGCTCTGAAACAAAGGACTTGGTATGGGTATATTTGGTGCAGCGATTAAAGGTTTTGGTAAAGCCTTAAAAAATAAAAAAGTAAAAGATAAGATTTCTAAGTCTGCAAAAGACTTTGTTGCAATACAAAAGAAAAAAAATAAAGGTAAACCTGACCTTGTTAAACAATCAGGGCCATCAAAAACACAAGTTGTAGGATTTGGCGCAGCCGCAGGTGCTGGAGCAGGCGCATTAGCTACTATTAAAAAGAATAAGCCTGTTAAAAAAGCTATGGGCGGCGAAGCAGGAGAGAGTCTTAGAAAAGGCAAACTTTTTAAAGATGAGAGAGATAAACGAAGAGAATCAGTAGATGAAATGATTGAAAGAGTATACGGTAAAGGACCATTTGATCCTCCACAAATAAAACCTAAACTAAAGAAAAAGCCAAAGAATCCGAATAGAATTAAACCTAAAACAAAACCAAAGAAGAAAAGTAAAAAAGTTTCGAATGAAGCAGAGTTAGACATGGTTATAAGAAGATTAAAATTTGGAGATTAGGAGAGTATTATGTTAAGAAAACTTGCAAAAGAATTACGAAAAAGAAAAGCCGCATCAACAAAAAAGAATTTCGTTGGTCCTGATTCAGTATTATCAGGTAGAAGTGCAGCAGCAAAAAAAATTGGTAGTAAAGGTGTTAAATCAAAAGGTATAAATATTAAAGCTGGTAAAGGTAATCCAGCAGGTAAAGATTTAAGTATTGCTGGACAGATTAAACGTCTGATGAACCCAGGTTCTAGAAATGTTGGTGAACCAGGACTTCGTTCTAAAGGTACACCAAAACCTGGTAGATTAGGACCTGATGGTAGAATTATTAAAGATAAAGGTGGAAAAAGAGTTACTCCTTTAAAGAAAAAAAGAGGCGGTAAAGTAGATGCTACCAACTTAAATATTAAGAAAAAATACGGAAAAGCAATTAAAGAACGACTTCAAAGTAAAAATAGCAGAGCAAAAAGCAGATGAGCGATCAAGAAATACTCAAGCAACGTGATTTATTGGACACGCTCCTCGCATCACGGACCACGGGTCAATATGACAGATTAGAGAACATGAAAGTCATGGATTCAATCTATTTTAGAGAAAAACTACCTAAAAACGTAATATTATTCCCATTACAAAGGATAAAACGGTATGTACACAAAACTACCCGAAAGCCCAGTAAGAAAAGTATATAAGTGTCGCCATTGCGGTGACGTATCAATAAAATTCTATAATCCAAAGCACGACAGAGTATACACCGCTGAAGAGTGGGAAGTAATCATGACTGACGGGCGCCAGGCATTGGACAGAGCACTTAGACTAGTACGTGATGATCCAAAGATGTTTTCATAAATGCCGTTCTCTATAGATGTTTCTATGAGAAATTTATTTTAAAATATTTTTTTAGTAAAATACAAGTTACAAGGTAACAAGGTTACAAGTAGCAGAATACTTACCTTTTTTTGTAACTTCTTGTAACTTACAACTATTTACAGGTTACAAGATATCTATATTTTACGAAAAAAACTCGCATTTCTCGGAAATATTTAGTAATATAATTATTATTTGAGAAAAACATCTATAGAAAAGGTGCATTATGAAAGAAAATAAAGACGTAATTATCCCTGAAGCATACTCTGATGCATTATTTGACAGGAAACTATCGGAGAAACAAAGAAGGTTTGTATTGTTTCTTGTCCATTCCGAAGGACTCAAAACAGCTACACAATGTGCAATTGATGCTGGGTATGCACCTGGTTCAGCTCGGGTGAGAGCTTCTGAGCTACAACACCCTGAGAAATCACCACTTACTGCAAAAGCAATTGAGATGGAACGAAGAGCTGTGTTGGATCGGTACAAGTGTAGTCAGGACAGGTCGTTGGCTACATTGGCACGCATCAGAGATGCTGCGTCATCTGCTGGTAACTACAACGCTGCGGTTGCTGCAGAGACCAGGCGTGGACAGATTGCTGGGTTGTATGTTGATAAGAAAGAAATCCTTACAGGTACGATTGACTCTATGTCGAGAGAAGAGGTTGAGAAGAAGTTACAGGACTTGAAGGAACAGTACAGTATTGAAACGACGTTTGAGGAAGTAAAAGAATTAGAAAATAAGTCTTGACTATAGAATAGAATGGGACTAAATAGACCTTAGAAAGAGAGGAAATATGAAATGGATAGTATGGGTTGGTGGTTGTGATGATCACTACGTTAATTATGAAGACGCAAAAAAAGCATACGATCAATGGATTGAAGATGGCTATGATGATGTTAAATTGGAGAAAGTATGTTAGCTATAATTAGACCAGATTTGTATGAGTATCATGCATTACCTATGACCGACGAATTGTTTTGGCGTAGGATAGAAAACTTGAGGCGCGCAGCGTTGACTGCTGAGAGCTTTGATTTTAGATTGTTATATTACAATCAAATGATGGAACTGATGAAGAGGTGTCCGTGATTCAAATGGTGCTTTTATTACTTGTTATATTGTTAGCTTTTAATTGGAAATTAGCATTGATGATAGGTGTTTTTATTTATTATTTCGGTATGCCTTTTTGAAACCAGAATCAAAACTATGGCAAATGGTACGAAAGAATTTGTCAAATATACATTGGACTAGGTTTGAATCTTGGGTAAATCAAGGTGTACCAGACTTGCATGGCATCTCTGCTGGGATCAACATTTTTGTCGAGTTAAAAGTAACATCAAGTAATAAGATAAATATTAGCCCCTTCCAAAAAGTGTGGAATATTAAGCATACTTTACATGGTGGAAGATCTTTTATTATGCTTCAGCACCTCTCTCAGAGAGCACTGTATATATTTCCGTGTTCCGTGCTCCATTCTACATTGTCCATTACCCCCGAAACCCGCCCCCAGTATAGAGTAGAGCTCCCCGCATCTCCTGCTGCCTGGGATGCAATCCACGAACATCTTCTGCGTTCTCCATTTCCATTACCAAAGCCCAATCCCACAGGGGACATATAGAGTCAGGCTGCACCTGCAGCGGGAGCTGATGGCACGCCAGTCCACTTCCATTACGGAAAACCAAGCCTTTTTACCAGCATCATTGTTCCTGGTCTGCAGCTCACCAGGCGCAGCAGGAGCTACTCCATCTCCATTCCATTGCTGGAAGCCAACCAACCGTTGTAATATAAGGGATGCATGCAGCGGGACCAGGATGCTGAGATGGTAGCTGTCTGCATTTCCATCGGCGACCAACGTAGCTCTGGCACTATAGTAGTTACAGGACTGGCGTCACCAGCAGGAGCTGAAGTGCGTGTGGAAATAAAATGTAGATAGGTCTTGACTATCTAATAAGATGGGACTATATACATACCTGTGGCTACCGAATCCGTTTGGAAGTTTCATGAACGGCCACACGAGTCAGGAGCTGAGGAGAACCCACGGGCTTCCATAAGCAGATTCGTTTGCCAGACGCCCTGACTCACTTACATTAGAAAGGAACAACATGACAGAGACTGTAACAGTATTAAAGAAAGAACCCACCTGCGCTGAGCTGGTAGAAGACCAGTGGCAGGAGAGGCAGGAAGATCTTAAAGATCCTGAGTACGAGGCATTGGGATTCGACTACGTAGAACCGCATACATTCACCGACCAGGCAGAAGGATACTGGCGTTGGCAGTTCAGCTGGGGCGGACCCAGCGACGAGCTTCGCGCATACGTTAACGAACATTATGAGATCCATCGACTCGAGTATTGGTACCTGGACTGGGGCGACGGCGCTTCATTGCTGGTGAACCAGGACGCAGCTGCCTGGGCACAGATGGAACAAATGATAGGACCACGTTAGATGATCCTGCTCATTACATTGCTGCTGGCAACCCATCACCCAGCAGCGGGGCTGCTTCTGCTCTGCAGCTACCTGCTGCTGAAGTCTGTCTTCTGATGCCTCCACTCCATTCCATTAGCGAAACCTTTTGGTGTATATAGTATAATAGTAGTGCATGCTGCAGGTACGGGAGTGGAAGTGCGTGTGGAAAAAAAATAAAAAAAGATTTGACAGGTATAATAACATGGGATATAAAGGGAGTATTAACTAGAAAGACGAAAGGATAATATAATGTCAAAAGCTGTTAATATATTAGAAGTACTAGAGAAGGCACAACAAAGTCCTGCTAGTGTAAGTAAAAGAAATAAACAAGCTATCGTTGACGCTTATGGTCGAGCGTTGACAATGCAGAAAGTTCTGGCAGACTTTATTAAAGTCAACAGACCACTGATGATAGACTTGTCTATGAGTGAAAATGCAAACCTATTGCATGGGAAGGATTACTCGCTTCATGTCACACAAAAACTTGGTGCAAAGATTGACTCGCAGTTGGTCAAGGAGAAACTTGGCGAGATTGCGTATCATCAATGCAAAGTGCCAACGCAGTATAAACAGATACAGGCTATGCCTTTATCGGAAAGCACAGTATCACGAAACAAGAAGGCTACGATTGATGAAGTAGCAGACTTCAGAATTTCCGCTTAGTACCGATAAATTGCCTAAGTAGAATAACAGGGGCGACCTACTCGCCCCTTTTTTTACGTCCATTTCCATTACCCATTGATTAGCTCTTATGTATAGTAGTATAGTATAGGTACACAAGCACGGCACATGCGTCTGGTCGGTCGTTGTCAAGTGAAAAGTTATCCACAAGAAAGAAATAAAGTTGTTGAGTATAGAATAAAATGGGAGTAAGAAGGTAGATAGAAAGGAGAAATCAAAATGCCGAATAATGATGACTACTTATCAAGACAATTATCAGCAGTTAATAACGCTTTTGGTATTCAAGCAGTTGACAATCAACCTGTTACTGAACAAAGCCACGTTGATAATATTAATTGGAAGGCTTTATATAAAGTCTTGGAGTCTGAAGTTGAAAGCGTAATACTTGACCCTAATGCACCACGATACGTGAGCGAATGGGGTCAGCGTGTTATGTCTAAGCTTCGAGAAAAACTACCGAGATAACTTAATTCCTTAAGGATCGGCGAGGGGGCTATATAGCCCCCTTTTTTATGCCATCTTACCAGGCAGCAGGATGCAGCTACCAGTTCTTCCAGGCAGCCCCATCCTGACACATTTAACACTCATCTACAACATCTAGGTACTTAGATTGCCCAACATACTACATATGGTTTTCCACGCACCCCCACCCAACCCAATTTGCCCCGTCGCGTGTGAGTGTGTCTAAAGGCTAAGTTTTACACAAACAGAAAGTATGATATAACTTTTTTATGAATTCAGAAAAAATCCCAACGGAATTATTAAAATATGAATTAAGGAAAATGCAAATAAAAGTGGCAGAGGAGTCCCGTTCCTCCTTCCTAACTTTTGTAAGAAAAGTTTGGCCAGAGTTTGTTGCAGGTTCCCATCACAAAATTATTGCACAAAAATTTGAAGACATTTCACGTGGAAAGATAAAACGATTAATTGTTAATATGCCACCGAGACATACAAAATCTGAGTTTGCTTCCAATTTATTTCCTGCATGGATGTTAGGGCAAAAACCTAAATTAAAAATTATACAAACTACACACACAGCAGAGCTATCATATAACTTTGGTAGAAAGGTTAGAAACTTATTTGATCAACAGGAATTTAAAGATGTTTTTCCAAATAGTGCTTTATCTCAGGATTCTAAAGCATCTGGTAGATTTAACACTAAAGTAGGTGGAGAATACTTTGCAGCAGGGGTCGGTGGTGCGATAACAGGGCGTGGTGCTGATTTATTAATTATTGATGACCCACATTCCGAGCAAGATGCTCTCTCACAAACAGCCATGGACAACGCCTATGAATGGTACACATCTGGACCTAGACAGCGTTTGCAACCAGGCGGAGCCATAGTTATAGTTATGACCCGTTGGTCTACAAAGGATCTTACAGGTAAATTATTAAACGCACAAACTAACGAAAATGCCGATCAGTGGGAGGTGGTCGAGTTTCCTGCTGTTTTGAATGACAAACCGTTATGGCCACAGTTTTGGAAGATAGAGGAATTAAATGGTGTAAAAGCATCGCTGTCCGAACAAAAATGGCAAGCACAATGGCAACAACAACCAACATCTGAAGAAGGTTCGATTATTAAACGTGAGTGGTGGAAAATGTGGCCAAAAGATGACATCCCTCCTTTGATGCATGTTATACAAAGTTATGATACCGCATTCAGTAAAAGAGAGACAGCAGACTTTAGTGCCATAACGACGTGGGGTGTATTTAAACCCGTGGAACACGGCCCACCGCACATTATACTTTTAAAATCTAGAAAAGGCCGATGGGACTTTCCTGAGTTGAAAGAAGTTGCGTTAGAAGAATATAAATACTGGGAACCCGAAACAATCTTGATCGAAGCGAAAGCAACTGGTATGCCCTTAACACAGGAGCTACGTCAAGTAGGAATTCCTGTAGTAACTTATACGCCTAGTAAGGGCAATGATAAGCATGTACGTGTAAACTCCGTAGCTCCCCTTTTTGAAGCGGGACAAGTATGGGCTCCTGACGAACGTTGGGCAGAAGAAGTTATTGAAGAATGTGCCGCTTTCCCTTATGGTGAGCATGACGATTTAGTCGATTCAACAACACAAGCGTTGTTGCGATTTAGACAGGGTAACTTTATCAGTCTAGAGTCTGATTATGTGGATGAACCACGATACATTGAACCGAGAGAGTATTATTAATGGATCAATACGAAGATATAGATATTTTTGAAATTGACGAGGCATTACCACCATCAAAAGATGTAGTGGATATGGATTCAGGTTTTGAAAAATTAGGCGAATTTATGACAACGCCAGGAACTAATTATCCTAAATTTCTTAGCCCTATGTACAGAGCCATAGCTCAAGGAACCGATAAAGTGTATGATTTTAGTGAACGACTCAAGGAACTCGGCCCACTGACCAGACAGATGTTACCAGGTGGTAACATTATGTATATGATTGGTCAGTATGGTATTGGAGAAAATATTCCAAAAACTTTTGCAAAAGCGGAATTAGGTGAGCCTATTACACCCCTTGATGGGTTAGAAGCTTCTCTTTTAGCTTTGGATTTAGGTGGTGTGTATGCAGGTGGAAAAGTATTAGCTAAAGGAGCATATAATAATATTATAAAAATGTTATCGAAAAAAGGTGTGTCAGAAGAAGCTGCCGCTAGTCTTGCAACAAAAGCAGTTGTATCAGATCCTAAACTAATTGATGAGTATGCAGGTGCAAAAGATATTGAAGAGTTGTCTGATGAAGCGAAAGACAAACTTGGTGTAGGAGCTATAGTTTCTCCTGATACAAAAAATAATAAATTTTTTGGATCTTATTATTTAGATCAAGATATTGATTACACCTCTCCTCCGAAAGATCCAATGGGAGAAAAAATAAAACCTACATCTATTGCAATTAATGATGCCATGGCATCAAATCCAGGTGGCTTATCTACAGCAAAAGAATTACTAGAAGAGTTAGGAACTGATCCTGATACCGTTTCTATTAATGCTGCTCAAAAAGGAGATCGACGTGCTGCTGATATAGCAGGAGCTGGAAAAATAAAAACAATAAAAAATATTCGTCATGACGGAAATGCTAGCTTGTATAAAAAAGCGACACAAAGAAAAACTGATTCTGAAATGGAAAGATTAGCAAGTAATCCTGTTATTAAAAAAATATTTGAAAAAGAAAAATTAATTAAATCACATGCTTTAGAACAAAGTGCTGTTAAAGTTTTACCTGGAAAATTTAATACACCAAGAGATTTTTCTATTTATGAAATGATACCTCAAGACTTAATGGCTACAGTAAAATTAGGTAGATTAGAAGATATGGATCCTACTAAACCACAAGTTTTTTCTACTCAGGACAGAAACATGAAACATAAAGCTATTGGTGCAGCAATTGTAAGTAATTTAATAGATAAGTATAAAGTATTGGGATATGAATTTAAACCGAATAAAAAAAATTTAGGAGGAGCATGGACTTTTAATGAAGAATTAATATTACCTTTACCAGAGAAAAAGAAAACATTAGAGTCTATAAATAAAAATATATCAACATTAGAAAAGCAATTAAAAGAATTAAAATTAGAAACAATGTTTTATGATCCTACAAAAGACAGATTGGTATTTTTTGGTAAAGGGCCTGAAAGTTTAACTGATTTAAAAAAAGACGTTAAAAAAAGAGGTTTTGCTTACGGCGGAGAGGTAACCGAGGACCTCGATATCTTTGAAACGCCAGAAGATTCTTTACCCGAAGGATCATATGAAACAGCAAATCTTATGTTACCTCTCTTTAAAGCTTTTGGTAAAGCACCTGTTAATGAGGTTGCACCAATACCAACACCAAAAGAAAAATTATCAAATCCAACAAAGAAACAATCGCAAAGTTTAGAAACAGAAAAAGCTAAAAGAGCAGAGGAAGATATATTTGATCCTACACCTAATGAACAAGTAGAATTAGATCCAACAATGCCTGTTGAGGTTACACCATTAACAAACCAACCAATGACGTCTGTGTTTTATTCAGACATAGAACGTGCAATGACGAATGCTCCAGAAGAGTTTGCAAACAAACAAGAGGTTCTTGATTTCTTAAACAAAAACAGAATTAAAAAATCCGAGGTCGACGATTATCGTATCGCGGCCCTTCTTAAATTATATGATGATGCTTCTCCTATACCTAAAACAGAAATTCTTTCACAAGTTAGATCAGCACCAATCAGTGGTATGCGAGTACACGCAACAGGCTCGGGGTCCGAGATCATTAATCCAAATGGCGAGAAAAGCACACGTTATTCAGGATACTTTGAACCTGGTTCTATACCAGATACACAACGTGAGAGAGTTTTATATATTAACAGAGATAAATTACCAGGTGACACAGGCAATTATCCGCAGTCCATGTTTGGTGGAGAACGAATACAGCGTCATGAATTCGGTATACCAAATGAAGAAGATACTTACATTGTCGGTTGGACGCGGCTCTCGGACCGTTATGGATTTGTGCCACCAAAGGTAGAAGGACCACAAACAAAAATAAATGTAAGTAAACTCACAAAAGAAAAAACAAAAAATGACCGAAGTTTGCAAGGTTTATATGCGGAGGCAAAAAGTAAATTAGAACGATTAGCTAATCAACGAGGAATGAGTCAAAATGACATTAATGATTTATTGATTGATTTTGGTTCTGATACTCCCAAACTATCTGTCATAGCAAAATATGCTGACCAATTAGATGAGATAAGCCCAGGTTTGGTGAATCAAATGGATGAGCTCGTTGTTAAAAATAACGCGTTACAAGAACAGATAACCAAAGCATCGGGCGTTGATCCGAGCGGCGTGGTTCGTGTAACATTTGCCGATGAGATACAATCCGATTTATTACAAGCAGCGGCAGGGCGTAAACAACAACTGGCCGCGGCCCTTAAAAAAATACAAGAAGAAGGGGCAGCAAATACAAATTTAGAAGGATTAAACCGCGTAGCGCAGGCAACAATAGATTTCTATGAAAAAAATAAATCCGTCTTTAGGCCGCTGACGAAAACAGAGGGTGAAGTAAACGTTATAGCAGAACGTATTAATAAACTAGAAACGGAGGTGGATGATATTGTCAATAACTACATTGCAACAAGAGAAATAGATCAACCAGAAATAGATCGTTTAGCAGGATTGTTGAATGATAATATTAATACCATGTTAGATGAAGTATTATCCGTTGACTCTAATACAATGGCAGGACTCTTTCCTGATTTACCATTTAAGAATAGAGACGAGTGGGCAGATGCGTTAATTAAAAAAGATCTCTACGAACTAGCATACAGAAAGTTTGTCTTAAAAGATCCTGATGCGTCATCGTATTATGCGGTGTCACCATCAAAATATGTCAGTAACCGATATAATTTTAAAGGAGATGCTTCGACACCAGCAGCCGATAGAGCAGCTGATAAACAACGACGCTTTGATGCTTTTAAACGAAATGGTCAATTTATAGATTCACAATACAAAGGTATTGGTATGGACGAGTTTTATGGGGGCCCTAATGCTGTTGATGAAAGCGGAAAACACTATACCTCGACGCTAGAAAAGATTTTGAAGAAACAAGCACAAAGTAATAATTCAGAAATTATTACCATGCCTGTACAATTAAAAAGTGGAAAAGGAGCAACCCAATATCGTGTCACTGATCAAAATGGTAATATGGTAGCAACATTAACCAATGAAGATCAAGCAAGAGAACTACTTGTATCAAATCCAAATTACAGAATTCAGCCTATTTCCATACCCAACAAAAAAGACATGGAGCCAGTTTTTGCTATTAAAATTACTCCTGAGATGTTAGAACCATATAAAACACACAAAGCGCAAGGTGGACTTGTCGAGCATATTGATATATTTGAGGTATAAGAATGGCCGTAGATAGAAGAATTACAGGGGAACCAACAGAATTAGAAGCAGAATCTGTTACTATTGAAACACCTGAAGATCAACTAACAGTTGAAAACATTGAAATGACAGAAGATGGTGGAGCGTTAATTAATCCAATTGATGAACAGATGGAGGTAGAATTTGATTCTAACTTAGCCGAATATATTGATGAAAAAGATTTGCAAAATATTTCATCTGATTTGATTGGTGAATATAAAGAAGATAGTTCCTCTCGAGAAGAGTGGTATGATGCTTACGCAAAAGGATTAAAACTACTTGGATTTAAATATGAAGATAGATCACAACCTTTTCAAGGAGCAAGCGGTGTAACGCATCCTTTATTATCAGAGACTGTTACACAGTTTCAAGCGCAAGCCTATAAAGAATTATTACCTGCTAATGGCCCTGTAAGAACACAACTTATTGGCAAAGCAGATCCTCAAAAAGAACAACAAGCACAGCGCGTGCAGGACTTCATGAATTATCAAATCATGCATGTTATGGAAGATTTTGATCCTGACTTGGATCAAATGTTATTTTACTTACCTTTATCAGGATCTAGTTTTAAAAAGGTATACTATGATTCTACAATGGGAAGAGCTGTATCAAAGTTTATTCCAAGTGAAGAATTAATTGTCCCTTACACAGCAACTGATTTAGCGACAGCGGAACGTGTTACACATGTTTTAAAAAGAACAGAAAATGACATTCGTAAACTACAAGTAACAGGTTTTTATCGTGATGTAGACTTAGAGGAATATACCGATTCTGATACAAGCAGTATTCAAACTGAAGTTAACAGAATGGATGGTGTAAGGGAAACAGGTAGTGGTTATAAAAATGATCAATATACTTTACTAGAAATACACTGTGATTTAGATTTACCAGGTTTTGAAGATCCTGATGGAATTAAACTTCCTTATATTGTTACTATTGATGAAGGCTCTGGCAATATTTTATCGGTGTACAGAAACTATGATGAAAAAGATTCTTTAAAAAAGAAAAAACAATATTTTGTTCATTATAAATTTCTACCTGGTTTAGGTTTTTATGGTTATGGGTTAATTCATATGCTTGGTGGTTTATCAAGAACAGCAACAGCAGCTCTTCGACAACTACTTGATGCAGGCACGTTAGCAAATTTACCAGCAGGCTTTAAGGCTAGAGGTTTACGTATTGCTGATGATGATTCTCCAATACAACCTGGTGAGTTTAGAGATGTAGACGCACCAAGTGGTGACTTGCGTGCAGGACTAATGCCTTTACCTTACAAAGGGGCTGATCAAACTTTATTTCAATTACTAGGATTTGTTGTACAAGCAGGGCAACGTTTTGCTTCTATTGCTGATCAAAAAATTGGAGATAGTGTAGCAGCAAATGCACCTGTAGGAACAACAATGGCTTTGATCGAAAGAGGATCAAGAGTTATGAGTGCAATACATAAAAGATTACATTATGCACAAAAAACAGAATTTAATTTACTTGCAAAAGTATTTAGAGATTTTTTACCTCCTCAGTATCCGTACACACTAAATGATAACGCTGTACCAAGTATCAAAACATCTGATTTTGATGAACGTGTTGATATTATGCCTGTGTCTGATCCGAACATATTTTCTATGTCTCAACGTGTTACGTTGGCACAAACACAATTACAAATGGCACAATCAGATCCTAAGTCTCATAACCTATATGAAGCCTATAAAAGAATGTATCAATCACTTGGTGTAAAAGATATAGACGCTATTCTTCCTCCACCAAAACCACCAGCACCAAAAGATCCTGGTTTAGAGAATGGTGATTCATTACTTGGACAAAAATTACTTGCATTTAGACAACAAGATCATCAAGCACACATTGATGCTCACAGAACATTTATGTCTTCTATGTTGGTACGCTCAAATCCTCAAGCAACCATTTTATTACAAGCACATGTCATGGAACATGTTTCTTTATTAGCAAGAGAACAAATAGAGGCAGAAAATGCTCCTCTTATTGAACAAGAAGCAAGAAAATTTGGCGGACAACTACCACCAGATCTACAAGCACAGTTCCAAGAAGAAGTTGAACGTCAAGTTGCGACTAAAGTTACAGAATATATTGAAGAAATGTTCGTTGAAGAGCAAGAAGCAATGGCAGGACAGGGTTCAGACCCACTTGTTGAGCTAAAACAGCAAGAATTACAGCTAAAATCACAAGATATTCAAAGAAAAGCACAAAATGATCAACAAAAACTTGATTTAGAGGGTGCAAAACTTAACCAAAGTGCAAAAATAGCACAAGATAAGATAGATTCTAACGAAGATATTGCACAATTACGTGCGAATGTTAATTTAGAAAAACAAAATGACAAGCGCAACAGTTAAATTACAGGAATATTTTACTGAGTTAATGACTTTTGCTGATACAGGTGTAACAAGTCAAGAAGATCAGATACTTTTAGCGGGTGCAATGATGGGTGTAGCTAAAATGTTGTATCACAACAACCTTACCGAGCAAGAGTATGATAATATTTTAAATCATAATGCAAGAGACTTGCTAAATCTTTTAAAACCAACTATACATTAAGAAAATGAAAAAGAAAAAAAAGTTTCCTGATTTAAGTGGTGACGGTAAAGTTACCAAAAAAGATATTTTAATGGCTAGAGGGGTTATTAAAAAGAAAAAAGGCAAAAAAAAGGCAAAAAAATGAAATTTAAAAATGCAAAAATGACTACTGTCTCTGCAAAAAACCCTTTTCCAACAATGAAAGTTGGATCAGATGCAGCAATGACTTTTCCCTCTTTTGTTGTGAAAAACAACAAAGGTTCGGGCCCAAAAGGTCAGACAAGTAATGCGCAGATTAAAAAAGTAGCTTTTAAAGGCGTAAAATAGTATAATCCCGACTTTAACAAAGGAGGTTCTATGAACTTACTAAAAGATCTATGGTCACACATTAAAGAATGGAGTGACTGGCAGATGAAAGATTGGATCAAGGCCGCTATTGTAGCGATCGTTGTTATCTGGGTAATTAGCTGGATGACAGGCGGAGCAGCATAGTGCTACAAGCTCTCGGAGGACTATTAGGCGG